TTAATACTTAAATCTTTAGCATCAAAGTAAATAGTATTAACAAAATACAATCCCCACAGTAGACTTGTTACATAATCATCATGTTCACTAGCCGGCGCACGATATACATTAGGGGAAACCTCCTCATACATAGTCAATTGTCTTAATGTTTCATCATCCTTCAAATCTAGCCAACCAGATTCAAGATAACGTTTGAGGAGCATGTTGGCCGCTAATTTTGATTTTCTGGTTGAACGTATTCCTAATTGTTTCTTTTCTACGTTAATGATTTTATCATATTCAAAGTCATTCCAGATTGAATTTGCTACTTGAGCTCCGATGTCATTATTTTCTAACATTATGTAGCACCCATTATAATATTCCGAAATACCTATGACTGCTTCCGCAAATTTAGCATAAGACATTAAGTTATCAGAGAATACTGCTACTTGTGTGATATTATGTTCATCTTCAATTTTTAGAACTTGAATTACTGAATAGTCACCACCGTTACCGGTAGCGGAATCAACACCTAAGATATATAATGTATTTTCCTGAGGCGGTTCATAAACTTTAAGAGCCCCATTATACTTTAAGTCAATAGGATTTTGAAGATGAACACCAATTCTCTCCAATAAATCGGGGTCAACAAGTGTTTGAGCAGAACCTAAAAACTTACAGTTAGAAGTTTCTATTCCGTTACCGAAAAACGTATGTTTAGTATTATCTATATGAAGAATATCATAAGTATCTTCGAATCTTTTAGTATTCTCTATCGAGACTATTTTAGATGGATCTTCAATAGTCTCTAACATACATTCTAAGTGAAGATCTTTTAATTTCCTTGGATTGTTATTTATGTAAAATTTATGGTCTTCAGAAGCCTCTATAAACATTCCATTTTCTAAAGTAACTTTCCAAATTTCTTTCTTACCATTGTAAGAAATACCTTTAAAATCTTTATAGCCGCGCGGCGTAAGAATCTTATAACCTTTAGTGTTGTATTTAATATCATTCATTATTAAAAACCTTTAGAAGTCCTGATTCAGTCAGAGCAATACTCTTCTTAGAATTAATTTTTCTGGATATTATCACTAAATTATCCGTTGCCCCAATAACATCTAGCGGCATCATAATTTCCGGTTTTACATATATCAAAATTTTTTGCTGCTTCTGGATCTTTCTTAAGTACTTAATTTCTTCATCATCATTTTTTACAAACGATCGTATAAACTTCCTATAGTTAAAATTTCTTTTTCTTCTTTATTATTTATAATATTAAGTAAAGTATTTTTTTCACAACATTCGAACTCTTGGCACCACCGAATTAGGCCAATATCAGCAATTGTTGATCTTTTCCATTCATCGTCACGGCCGGGAACTTCCCACCAATTTATCTTAATTGGCATATAGTTATTCTCGCCTTTTATAGCATTTATCCAAGCGTTATAAAAGTGATTCATTCCCTTAGGAGTAGATACCATTATGATCTGAGAAGTTTTACCGGATGAAATTGTTGGGTACACAGATGCAATAAATTGATCCGCCATGTTATTGGGCACAAAGGCAAACTCATCCAAAAATAGCAAGTTAATAGTTCTTCCACGAATACCATTAGACGATGTAGAGCCTGACATCATGATATTTCCGTTCTCTAATTTTATCTGCGTAGTTGACCACCCAGCAGCACGGATACCTTGCTGAAGCCATAGAGGTAAAGCCTCATAGGATTCTTTAATTTTTCTTAATATATCACTGGCGGTTCTTTCATTGTTAGCTAAAATCGCAACTGTCTTGTCACGATTGAAAATCATATAATGAACCATGTATATACAAGATACTTGTGTCTTTCCGGATTGACGTCCTGACAAAACTATTCTGTGGCGCTTTGTTGGGTTAGGATCAATAAATGCTTTAAGCATTCTCTTTTGATATTCACGAAGCTCTATTAAAGTTCGCCCTTCATCAATAGAAACGATATAAAAATATTTTTCAGCAAAGTATAAAATATCTTCTTTGCACCTAATCCATTCTTGAATCATTTCTTGAGAATATTCAATAGTTTCTCCTTCCGCTCTTAGGCCAGGATTCCTTTCATACATTTCAATACCTCTGATTCAATATTTTAATAATATCTGCCTTTTTCTTCCGTTTAAGATTTACACCGATAATCTTTGAATAATATTCACGAGTTACTTTGTTGTTATAATTTACGATAAATGGTTCAAGCAGTTTATCTTGCTTAGATTCGACTGCATCAACAAGTTTACGGAACCACTTACTTTGGGAAGCCTTTATTTCTGCTTTAGATACTACTCCGAAATAACCTTTCTCATAATAAGTTTCAAATATTTCGTTAAATATGATCATGTATTTTTTATTAAGATCATAATATTCGGTAAATCGCATTTTACTCATCTTTATTTAGTTTCCGTCTTTCTTCGATAACAGCGTCGGAATCAACTTCAAATTCTGCGTCAACTACATTAAGCTGAGACGAACTTTTTGCGGCTTCGATCATATCGAATAGGTCCTTTCCAGTAAGCCTGAAATTAACCTGTGTCTGTTGAGATCCCGTAAGCGAATTTTGCATTTTTCTAACTTCCAGTTTTTCTTTTTGGAATTTGAGGTCGGCAATAGTTTTGTTAAGCTCACGAAGTTCTTTTATTCCGTCTAACACTGATTTAGTGAGTGTAGCATATACTTCATGATATCTTGGTTTCGTTCCAATCTTTATATCCTGTTCCAAAATGTCAAGAACGCGTCTGTTATTGGATATGAGAGTTTTAAGTTCAAATTCCAGATATTCCTTATCCTCTAATTCATTTTGTTTTTCTTTCTGCGCAATCTCTTTTCGTATCAGATCAAACCGCTTAGTTTTTTCGTTAATCTCTTTTAGTTCATCATCTACGTCGTAATTAGCATCAAGAGCATCATTCAAATTTTCAAATCCACTTTGCATTATTCATCCACCTGTAGGTTTATATATCCATATTCGTAGTTATTTTTTGCGGAGGTACCGGTTGTAAATATGCCTGAAGTTATAGTACCGGACGTATCATAGGCTAGCGCCGATTCATAAACGGAATCAAGCGCAGATAACTCAACAGCCGATGTTCTGTAATATTCAAACATGTTATAAGTAGGATCAAACCCATACTTAGTTTTGATATTTCTAATAACCTTAGAGTTCTGAAGAGGTCTATAAAACCAAGCATCAGCAGTGAAGTCTAAAGAACCATTAATAGTTCTGACTGTATCCTCTTCACTATCTTCAGAAAATTCAGGATTCATTCCGTTTAAAGTAACTCTAATATTTCTTTCCAAATTAATCGTATTAAATTCTTTAACCCTCAAATAAACAGATGGATTAAAGAAAGGCATGATCTGTTCAACTATTTGGCAAAAATCTTGAAATGATTCAGTTCTTATATGCAGAGTAAAATTTATATCCCATGGAGCGGGCATAAGATCTGACAAGAAATCCTGCGGATCGTTATAGTGTTCAGGGTCAACTAAGTCTCTTCGTTCTTTAGTTGAAACAGCCCTTTCATTGCTATACGAAAAACCATTAATCGTCAATGCCATTGTCGGAAGCTGAATATAATACCTCTTTAAAGATCCATCTTCCATTCGTCTCATATAATATTTTGATAAAGGACCGAATTTCAATGGGACCGGAGAAATTTCTTTTGCTACATTTCCAGCATCATCATATCGTCTAACAGTTATATTATTGAATAAACTTGACAGCGCAACTACCAAATTTCTTATTGTATGCGAATAAAAATAAGCCGGCATTTAAACTCTCCTCGCATTAAACTCTAAAAACAATTTTCGAGGAATATATTTAAGTTCTATGTTTGTATTAGTTCTATTCATGTGCACTGACCTTTAGTTCTTGCGGGCTCTACTATTTTATAATTCATACGGGTTTCCAACATGCAAAAAACCTTTTTCTTTATAAGGAATTACTTCCTCAAAATATTTATCGGCTAAAATTTTAAGATCTTCTAATGATATAGTTTTTGGGACAATATCACTCGCGCGTCCTTTAGTATGCCAAGAAGATTTAACACCACCAATTTTTTCATTATAAGAATTACATCTAAATCCAGAATCTACGTATAACGGGCCGCCAGACTCTTCACGTAACTTATCAAGATTTTTCAAAAAAATAGAATCAATGGGGCAGGAATGACCGCAGGCTTCACAACTGCATTGCATTTCGTCTTGTGTGAAATATTTGCTTATATATTTCGACATAATCATCTCCCTTTTAAATATTTATATTATTATCTTCCAAGTATTAAAATTGTCTGATTTGAATCGTCCTTTAGCAGTTGCATAATTTACTTTTAATTTATAATTCATCACCACCCCGCAAATGGATCATTTGGTTTACTCGTATGCGGTGGCTCGTATAATATTTCATCCACTTCATCATTAATCAAAACATTTTGTTTTAAGAAATCGGATCCGTCTTCGTCAAGATATGCAGAGATAGGAGCAGTATCAACATCGTCATAAGTTAACATATGTTCGGCAGAAACATTTTGAGAAGTAGTAAGCATATTATTGACCCAGGTTCTTACTGTTATTTTCCAAGTATGCTGAGTATTTAAAAACTGCTCTTCCGTGTCAATGACGTCAATTATTTCATACATAATGCCATTATAATGCGGTCTAAGGAAGTCTCCATACTTTGGAATATATCCACCCGAATATTTTGAAAACATCATTTTAGTGACATATAATTGGAAGTTATCCATATCTTCCATGCCGATCTGATTATATTGTCTAGTCTCTGGCGGAAGTTCAAAAAATACTTTAACAACAAAGTTTCTTATTATATGTCTATCGTTGTCTTCACCAAATACCTTTTCATTTTCAAGTGAATAGTCAACTATATAATAATCACACTTAACACCATTTTGATTATAGGCTTCACTTGTCATTTTCTGATAAAGAAATTTTTCATTATCATAACAAGGACCTCTATAATTAAAGTATTGATTGGGTAAAGCTGTGCAACCAAATTGATTCACATTACTTGACAACGCAGACGTTGCGTTTGCAGTTACTTCTATATAGGTTGCGCTAGTTGCCATTACTTATCCCACATACGTTTAGCTGTATTATATAATATGTTGTAAGTTTGCTCAGACATATTAAATCGTTTCTTATTCAATTCCAATGACTTAAATATATCACCATTTTCATGACGCTCAGTTGCAGCTTTCCAATCACACATCATCTCAACAAGATCAATAATATCCATTCCATCCAACCCATTTTTGAAAT